AACTACTGAGTTTCTGTAGATGGTGCAACAATCTTCTTGATGGGAATCTCGGTTGACACTACATACAAAGAGTTCTCGGTCATCACGATATAGCACGTCTCGCACTTAAAAACGCTCTGGATTGTGGACGTGTACTCAGTGTCTGACTTCACTAAAAACTTGGTGTTGTCAGGCTGGACGCCGATACAGCACTTCTTCTCGACGCTGTCGCGGAAGTAATCGAGATAAATCGGTTTATCCTGCTCAATCGCGACCTGCGAGGCACGGAGGAGAACGCTTGCGGACGGAAGAGCCATTTACTTTAGTTCCTCCTCTTATTGAGTAAGTTTTAACGCATCTTCCAACTTGAATCTTGCTCGAGCAGAAAGGGACGGCACCCAATCGCGAGGATGCTTCAAAATAGATGTTAACGCTTGTGAAAGGAATGATTTTAGGGATGGCAACTTTGCGAGCTTGGAGGTTTCGTAAAGGAATACCGCGAACTGTCCAACATTCTCGTCAATCTGTTCGGTCTTTGGTTGTCGAATGAGATGTGTGATTTCCTCGATGACATTTTCCAAACTGCTTTTTACACACTCGTCGCTCACCAAGTCCCGGGAACATAACTCCATCATGAACTTTGCATAACCTTTACGCTTCTCTTTCTGCTGCATCCACTCCACGACTTTATCGTCGAATCCAGCTTCAACGCTCGATGGAAATGTTAATGTTTCGCTCAAGTTGTATAGCTTTGGGAATATAGATACTTGTGCCTGAATATCATCTTTCGTATCTGGGATTTCAGCGACAATCTTCTTTGCCATGTCTGCCATAACAGGGGCGTATCCGTGCTGAGTGATCGCCTTGTCGAACAGTAGAGTGGCAATGCGCAGACGGAAAGTTTCATCGCGTTTCTTCATTTTTTCAATAGCGTCTTTGGAAAGCTTTTCTAGGTTCGAGGCCGCCACTTTGTTGAGAATACTGAATATATCAGAATACTCTGGGTCTTCGCGCTCTTTCACTCTTCTTACAATTTCCACTAGAGCCTTCTCACGCCAGTTATCGCTCCTGCGGGCAGAATAGGAAGGTCTTGTTGGAGGTTTTTGGAATGGTTTAAATACCATTGGTTTCACTCTCAGCTTTGCGATGTTCTCCTGAACGATCAGGGGAAGTTGAAGTCTTTCGCATCCTCGAACAGAATATATCTGTGCCGTAGTGAGTGCCATACTTATTCCTACTATGAAGCGTGAAAAACGTTTCCATTTTACACGAACTAGTCTTGATATAATATAAGATGGGGGAAACTGAGACCACAAGATTCCAATATTCTTGGATTTTGTGGTATCATGATCCGGAGAATAAAGACTATTCTCTGGATAGTTACGTCAGGGTGGCTGATGTTTCTACTCCTCAGCAGTTTTGGTCAGTCATTGATTCTGTCCCAAAAGAGGCGTGGGAATCTGGGATGTTCTTCTTTATGAAAAAAGGGTTTCCGCCCATCTGGGAATCTCCAGAGCACGAGGCTGGAGGGTCGTGGTCAAAAAAGATAGAGGCTTCCTCAGTTTACGAAACTTTTGTTGACTTAATGGTGAACTGCGCCTCCAATGACCTTCTAAACAATAAAAAGGAAACACTCGCAGGAATAACGGTATCTCCAAAAGGACAGTTCTCCATTTTGAAAATATGGAACACCACGACAACTGCGTCTGAAAGAGGGCTTCTAAATAGTGGAATGAAGGGATTCAAGATTGGAGATGACGTTACGTATACATCTCATAAATCTCGTCCGAAGTAAACACAATGAAAATCCAAATTGAACTCGATAAGGACCTCTATATTCGTGAATCCGCTGATTTCCTGAAACGCCTTGTCACTTTTTCATACAAATGGCTTACCAATGAAGGCGAAGGCCTTGGATACATATTGGCATCAATTCATTTTATTCTGTTTCTATCAACTTCATTGATGGTTGTAGTATCTCACATTGTATATCCAAATTTTTGGCTACAACTCCTCATGTTCTCTATCATGTTTACAATTTGGTTGCAGCACTTTTTATTGAAAGTATGTGTCTCTGTAGTTGCTGAACAAGAGTTCTTACAAGCTCCGTCGCCATTCTACGCGCTCGTTGAAGATATTTTACACATTTCTACATCTGACTTCGTCAACTATTATATAGTCGCCGAAACCACTGCGATAGGGTGTATGGCTTTGGGTCTTATTTCAAGAGTGTCCATCTATATGAGGGGATGGAGCTCAGATCTATAGTTATGTAGAGCAAGGCATCAAACAAAGCTTAATGTCTCCAAGATTCGCAACGACGTACCGAATCATAAGGAACCAGTCGTTCTTCATATGAATCTCCAAGTTGTTACAAAGATTCGTGCACTTGGTAAACAGAACCAGATGAGGGAGCGAGAACGTGCCTGTCACAATCTCATCATTGGCCTTCTTCTGGATAGTGAACTCGGTTTCTGAATCGCCCATTACGGTGGTACGAGACGCAAAGTGGCCCTTGCAAGAAAAAGTCAAAGAAGGACCTACATTCTTGATTTCTACAGTCTTAGCGCCCAATAAAGTCATGTCGCGACAAATCTTCTGGAAGTCCAAAGACGGCATTGTGATATGTGCAGAGAACTCAGTGTCGGGAAGCTGGATGTCTGGCTCGTCGCGATCCAACAGATTGAGCTTGTATCGCGTTACCTGCTTCTTCTCGCCGTCCTCCAAAAGAATGCCGAGCGTATTGGGATCCGTCTGGTCGACATAAAATGTAATCGTATCATCATTCGTAGCGGTCTTGATGATGCGATAAAGATGGTCGGTGTTCACACCAATCACGAACTTTGGAGAAGTATGCGAATAAGCGAACTTTTCGAACTTGTCGGCGTAAAGACGCAGATGGACCAGAACGGTTCGCGTATTGTCCATAGCAACCATACGGATACCGTCCTTATCGAAAATCAAGCTCATTTCTACCAGAATACACTTCAAAGCCTCCTTCAAAGTGCGGATGGCTCCAGTCTGAACCGTCTTGGCCTCCACAAGATACTCCGGCATTTTCTGTGTTATGGGTCCTTCGTTTAAAACGCTTACGCCCGTTTCTTCATAGTGGCACTTTTTCTGCGAGAAACAATCCGCCCGGCCTTATTGTACATAAGATTCGCCTTCGTCAGTCCACCCGTCGTCTTTTCCGCGGTGCCATGCATAACCATGGCACGAGATCCTACCTTGCGAGTTTTAGAGGGCATTTATGTTATGTTCCGTTTATTTTTGATTGCCAGTATTTCAATGTCAGTTTATCATAGTTAAAAGATTTTGACCTGAAATTTTCAATAATCTTTCGCATATTTTCCTCTGTAACTTCAGTCCAGTCTTGAACAATCCAAACAGGAAGGTCCTCAAACAAAGTATTTATGCCCGATGATTTCACTATCGGAATACACCCTAAACACAAAGCTTCCCACGTTCTATGGCAATCTAAGCCATTTCCTTGTGGCGAAAGAACGAAGGCACAGGACACCATATTTCTCCAACAAACATCTCTAGTAGTCTTTACAGGCTCGTAAAATACCAAATGTTTAGAAACCTTTTCAATAGCATCTTTTCTGTCTATCTTTCCGTACCGAGTCCACATCAAGAACTGGAAGTTGGCGTACGCTTTTATCTGTCTTTGTGAAAAATCAGGCGACGAGTATTTTAGGGAAAGCAAATCACGTTCTTGCTCGATTGCTCGTTTCTTGATGCCCCATCCCCATCTATGAACTTCTGGCGGCGACCAACTGAACTTGGGGGTTCCACTTGGTTTCAATGAATGATAATCCAATCCAATTGGAATCTGTTCAACCTTTTCATTGTCAGTTTCCCAGTTTTGAGAAAACCATTTTATCAACAACGGGTGTTTAAGAATCGTAGAGCATTCTGCGGAATAATCTGAAGGCAATGTTTTGTCTGAGTTGTTTGTCAATAGCTTGAACGGGACTGAAATGGACGGAAGAACCCTTTTAACAAAGTTGGGAAGGGCTTGAGTACATACGTGGATAACACATCCAGAATACAAGTTTGAATACCAGTTCGGATCAAGACCATCAAAATCCGAAATCGGAACTGGAGAACGATGAGTTACAGATTTCAATAGAGCAAACGAACCTACAAAAGAACACGCTAACTCGTCCATCTTTCTTTTAATAGTTAATATAAATGAAAATCATTGACTGCTTTATTTTTTACAACGAAGTCAGAATGTTACTATTTAGACTAGAATACTTGTATGATACCGTAGACTATTTTGTATTAGTAGAAGCAACGAAAACTCATACTGGTAATCCAAAGCCTCTGTATTTTGGAGACAATAAGTCCGCATTTTCAAGATACCTGGACAAGATAGTTCATGTTGTTGTCGATGATATGCCGACCGATCCTCCTCAAGTCAAGTCTGGCTTCAAGCTGTCGTTTCGAAGTCCAAGAGCTAAGACACTGCCTCAAGAAATTGTCGCGGAAGATAACTACAATATCCTTCGAGAAAATCATCAGCGAACATGTATTGATAGAGGAGTTTCAAGACTTTCACTAGACCCGACTGACATTATTTTGATTTCGGATGTTGATGAGATTCCCGACCGAGATACGATTGCGCAGGTATCGCCAAGAATAGCTGACGGAATCCACGAACTTTTACAGGATTTTTATTATTACAACCTGACCTGTAAGAACAACTCACAATCCGATATCGCTAAGATTTTGAACTATCGCACGTATTCTCAATCGCGAGATAGCCAACTGATTCGCAAGATAAAATCAGGTAGCCGGATACAACGTGGTGGATGGCACTTTTCCTATTTCGGGGATTCTGAATTTATTGCGAATAAGCTCAAGAACTTCTGTCATGCAGAATACGCAGCGAAAGTTGGAGTCACGAATGAGAGTATAGAAGACAAAGTCAGTCGCGGAGTTGATCTATTCGGTCGCTCGAACGAAAACTTTCAGATTGTTCCTATTGAATCGAATACGTATTTACCTGTTGGAATCCAAAGTCTGAGTTCGATCTTCACAAACATACTAGTCGTTCAGCTGGGGACAAATAATGGGAAAGATGATGTGAACAAATTTTGCAAAACCGTTGTTCCTAGTAAAATAATATTGGTTGAACCTTTCGCGATACATAACGATGACATACTCAAACAATACATAAATCTTCCGTTCACAATAGAAAATATTGCCGTGTCTGATACGGATTCTAACGAAATAACAATGTACTATACAGAACTGGATGGCCCGCAGAGAGTATATAACTCAGTCCATGGAAGCTATCAAGTTACATCTACTTCGCCAGAACATCTTATGAAATATTATCCTCGCAATGCTCTACGACAGTTCTCAATTCCAAGTATGAACATAAACAGTCTATTTGAAAAACATGAGTTGACTACAATCGATTATCTTTTTATCGATATTGAGGGTCTAGACTTAACTGTTCTAAAAAGTATTGACTTTTTGAAATATAACATACGAAATATTCAAATAGAACACGTACATATTAACGAAGTCGAATTGAATTCATTTATGAACATTTACGGATTTAAGAAGAAACCAATCGCTATAGACTCGTCTGGGTTTGATACTTTATACTCTAGAGCGTAACCATGATATATTCGTGGTGTTTACTAGTTCATCTTTCCAAGTGGATGGTCTATTTAATTTATGAACATTTGGAGGTTCTGCCCAAAACACATTCATATTTTCTAGTCTAAATATATGGTTATACCAATGATCTGAACATTCATGGAATGGTAAAAAACTGTTATATAACTTTTGGGCACCCTGTAAATTTATCAGCAAAAAGTGAGCCCCCTTTGATGCCCCTCCGCACTGGTGGCTTATAGTATTCGATTTTTTATATACACTGACGTTTGAATTTATAGGTGATTCAATAAAGTTTAATCCGTAAAAGTCGCTATCAAAAACACAATCCCAGTTTTCGGGCAAATCCTTCAAATATCTTGAAATCGCATCGTAAACATTTCCTCGAAACTCAATATTATCTTCCATAATGACAGCTAAAGGATGCTTGTTTTCGCAAATATCCTTTAGGATCAAATAGTGTTTGTATGTACATGCAACCATTCCTTTTGGAAGTGAAAAGTTTGTACATATTCCTTCAGGAAGAGTATCTTGTTTATTTGGCCAAGTTATCCAGCTGACATCTTCTGCTGGTATTCCATAAGACCGAAACTGCGATTCCATAAATGGTTTTCTTTCTCTGTCAATACCGTGAATAAGATAATACTTTATTTTCATTAAATAATATACATAATGTATAGTTTGTTAAAAAACGCACCTTCTCATCAAACGTATTTAGACGGGAGTATTACATTCATCATTCCTTCACTTGGTAGACCAACTTTGCAACTTACTTTGAACTCTCTGAAAATGCAGACCGATACTAACTGGAAGGCGATCGTTGTATTCGACGGAGTTTCCCCAAATATATCTAACTCAGATCCGAGAGTTGCGTTTATCTCCATTCCCAAAAAAGGACTTGCTGGATTAGTTAGAAACGAAGGCATTCGTATGGCGACAACAGAATGGGTTGGATTCGTAGACGACGACGATGTTCTAACATCTGATTATGTTGAACACTTTAACAGAGAAAAGCAAAATATGGATGTAGTTATATTCCGTATGAAAACCCCTGAAAATATTATATATCCTCCCGTTGATCATACTGATTTTCACCAAAACTATGTTGGAATATCTTTTTGTATGAGAACATCTTTGAGTAAACAAGAAAACATGTGGTTTACTTCTCACAAGGTCTACGAGGACTTTGTATTATTAGACTCTCTTCGATCAGCAGGTAAAAGTATTAGCATTTCAAAGCACGTTACTTATTTGATTCGTTTATAGCTTACTTTTTATAAACATTTCCATCTCGATCAACTAGATCTAACATAGGCGGCGATTCAAACACGGTTGCATCTATTCTCTGTCCAACTGAGTTAAACATATCAGACCACTGATATGCAACTTGCCTAGAATATACTTCATTTATATATACCTCAAAACTGAGTTTAGGAATCTAAGTTCAGTTTTGGGATTTTAATCCCTTTTTATATTTTGTGTTTATTATCGCTAGGCAACTAAGTGTTTAGTTGCTGTAGGCCAGGCCACCCATGCCGCTCATCACGCGCAGCACGTTGTAGTTCAGGGCATACACGCGGACCTGGGCCGTGCGGGAACCCACAACCGTGTTGATCGACACCGTCAGCTGGAGGGTCGCCTTGTCAATGCGGCTGAAGTTGCACGTTCCGGAAGGCTGGTGCTCCTCGGGGCGCAGCGCGAAGGAGTACACGTTAATGCCAGTCGTAGGCGTGCGGCTGTGGTGCTGGAAGGGCTGGACGCGATCGAAGTAGGCACCTTCACGCTCCGTGAAACGGTCCTGTCCGTTGAGCTGTAGCTTGGCGACCTCAATAGGGTTCTTGCCCTCGCAGCGGACACCAGACTCCAGGATCACCTTCGCGAGAAGGTAGTTCACACCAGACTCGAACTCCTGCATACCTGAAAGATCGAAGGTATCAGCGCCAATCAAGTTCACCGGCTGAGTTGCGGCCTGTCCGAGCTGTGCGGTAGCAATGTTAGCGCTACCACTAGCATTTCGAAATTCTCCACCTGGAACACCTACTCCTCCTGTCGACGTCGTGCTGGCCTGGGAGAGGAGACCCATGATCATTCCCTCCGTGCTGAAGTCATCGGAGTAGTTGAAGGGCTGGGGGCCAGCGACTGATGCAATCCAACTGGGGTTTGAGCAGTCAACGAACGAATCGCGCTGCACCACCCAGAAGAGCTCCTTCACGGGGTG